GGGAGCTGGTAGTGCCGGAGGGAAGCCACATCCAGCGCAACCCTAAGAAGAGGAAGGCGAAAGCAGAAAGGCAAGAAAATGAACGAGGGTCCGCAGTGGCTTGAAGAGCGACGGAAAGGGATCGGCGGGAGTGACATTGCCGCCGTCATGGGGCTGTCACCGTGGAAGACGGCATATCAGGTTTACCAGGAGAAAAGAAAGGAGGTTGCGAACTGGGAAGGGAATGAAGCGACAGACTGGGGCAAGCGCATGGAGCCTGCAATCCGCCAATGGTATTCCGATCAGACAGGCCGCCCCGTGCGAGTCCCGGATAAGATCATCACGCATTCAAGGTATCCCTTCATGCTGGCGTCGTTGGACGGCTTTACGGACGATCCTCTCCGGGGGCTGGAGATCAAGACGGCCCGCAGCGTGAAGGGATGGGGCGAACCAGGAACAAACGAGATCCCCGATTACTACATCCTCCAGGTTCAGCATTACATGACGGTGACGGCGTTCCCGGTGTTCGATGTCGCGGTGTCCATCGGGGGCGGTGCGCCCGAGCTCTATGAGGTTCCCGAAGATCGGGAATTACAGGAGATGATCATTGAGGCTTGCGCCGCGTTTTGGCAAAGGGTGGTGGATGGCAATCCACCGGACGCGGTTTCATTCGCCGATGCGGTTGCAAGGTTCGGCAAGAGTACTGCGAAAGGTGCGGTTATCGCCTCTCCAGGCGTTTGCTTGGATGTGGCCGACCTGCGAGCCGTCCGGGATGAAAAAACCGCCCTGGAGGCCAAGGAAGAAGAAATCAAGGGGCGTTTGATCGCCGTCCTGGGGGATGCCGGAGATACTCTTGTTGATGCAGGCGGCGAAACGCTGCTTACCTACCGCCTTGCAAACGGGAGGAAGACGTTCGATGCCAAGGCATTCGAGAAGGATCACCCGGACATCTATCAAAAGTATGTGAAACAGTCGGAGCCAGTGAGGAGGTTTTTGCTAAAATGAATTGCTCAGTAGAGGGGTGCGAAAAAGTAGCTTCAAGGAAGGGTTGGTGCACGGCCCATTATACAAGGTGGCACCGTTACGGGGATACTGCGATACTAAAGAGACGGCCGAGCGGCAGCGGTGGATTCCAGCACGGTTATATGAGATTCACAACATCTTCCGGGAGAAAGCAGGGAGGGATTATAACAGCAGAAAAAGCGATTGGAAAGGAATTGCCCGCCGGGGCGATTGTTCATCATGTGAATGAAAATAAGGCTGATAACCGCAATGCCAATTTAGTCGTTTGCCAAGATAGGGCTTATCACAACTTCATCCACAAGAGAATGAGGGCAGTTGAGAGCGGGTTTCCTCCTCATTACCGGAAGTGTGCTTATTGCCATTCGTACGATGACCCACAGAAAATGACAGAGAATTACCAACATGTTTATCATTGTTCATGCGTAAATGAATACCAACGCCAAAAAAGAAAGGAGAAGTGCATATGAATGATCTATCAACTGAAAGCGCACCCGTAGCGACACGCCCGCAGAGCACCGCCCTTGTGTCGGTAGAACAGGACCGCGCCATTGCCGAGGTTCAAGGGGCCATTGTCCTGGCAAAGAGGTTTCCCCGGAATCAGATCGAGGCTATGGATCGGATCGCCGTGGCGTGTCAGCGTCCGGGGTTGGCAGAGCAAGCCCTTTATTCCTATGCTCGGGGCGGAACGGAGATTACCGGGCCGTCCATCCGGCTGGCCGAAGCCATAGCGCAGAACTGGCAGAACCTTCAGTTCGGAATCCGGGAGCTGGAGCAACGAAATGGGGAGAGCACGGTTGAGGCGTTCGCCTGGGATGTCGAGAACAACACCCGGCACGTCAAAACCTTCCAGGTAAAGCACGAGCGCTATACCAAAAAGGGCAGCTACCGCCTCGAAGATCCCCGAGACATCTATGAGATGACGGCAAATCAGGGGGCGCGAAGGTTAAGAGCTGCGATCCTGGCAATCATCCCCGGCGATGTCGTGGAATCCGCCGTCGCGCAGTGCGAAGCCACACTCAAGGCCAAGGCCGACACATCCCCCGAAGCCCTCAAAAAGCTGGTGGATGCGTTTGGGAGGTTCGGGATCACGAAGGATCAGATTGAAAAGAGGATTCAGCGGCGTCTCGATACGATCACCCCGGCCCAGCTTGTCAATCTCCGCAAAATCTACAACAGTCTGAAAGACGGGATGAGCGCCGTTCCCGACTGGTTTGATGTTGATCCGGTATCAGTGGACAAGGGATCGGAAGCCCTCAAGAACAAGCTGAAAGGCAAAAAGAAAGAAGAGGAGCCACCCAAAGAGGAAGAGCCGAAACCGGGAGAGCTTGTCGCATGTCCCGACAAGTCGGCAATGGTTCCCGAAAGCGAATGTGTCGGATGTAAAAAGCGGGAAGGATGCCCGGCGCATGAATAAGAATAAGGCCAAGCCACCAGACGCAAACCGCCCCACCCTTCGCCGTGGCAAGTGCCCCCGCTGGCCGGAGGACTGGATATATAAGGACTACTGCGAGCGGTGCAACAGGAGGGAGTGCGGAAAGAAATGATTTACACCGGGAACTGCCTTGACATCCTGCCGACGCTGGACGCTGAATCGGTGCAATGCTGCGTGACTTCCCCGCCTTACTGGGGGTTGCGCGATTATGGCGTTGACGGTCAGATCGGCCTTGAGAAAACCCCGGAGGAGTACGTTGAAAAGATGGTGCGGGTATTCAGGGAGGTGCGTCGGGTGCTGCGGGATGACGGGTGCCTTTTCTTGAATCTTGGCGATACTTACGCGGCTGCACGTTCATATCAAGTGCCTGATAATAAATACCGGGATGTAGGAAATAAAATCGGGCATCAAGTCCCTGACGGTTACAAGCAAAAGGATTTGATCGGCATCCCCTGGCGTGTAGCCTTTGCCCTCCAATCCGACGGCTGGTATCTCCGGCAGGACATAATCTGGAGCAAGCCGAATCCCATGCCGGAGAGCGTCACCGACCGCTGCACAAAAGCCCACGAATACATCTTCCTGCTGACCAAATCAGCAAGGTATTACTACGATAATGAGGCGATAAAAGAGAGACAGGCTGAATCTTCGGCAGAGCGTGCCTTGTATGGATGGAATGGCAGAAACGATGATGGGAGTAATGGGGCAAGAACCGGGGCCGGGATCCGCAAGATGAAAGAGAGTGGAATGAGCATGGGTGAGGCTGGACTTATTCCACTTGACGGAATGAGAAACAAGAGATCCGTCTGGACTATCACCACAAAGCCATTTTCCGGCGCACATTTCGCAGTTTTTCCTCCTAAGATACCCGAAATATGCATAAAGGCGGGGAGTAGGCCGGGTGATACGATTCTTGACCCCTTCTCCGGCGCCGGAACAACGGGGCTGGTGGCCGAGAAGTTAGGCCGGAAATACATCGGGATTGAACTGAACCAAGACTACGCGGACATGGCAGCGAAGCGCATTGAGGCGGCCCGGCTGCCGCTGGCGGAACAATGGGGATAGCTGATTTACACCACACTGGCCGGAATACGGGCGGAAGTGGGGGAAACAGGGTGGGCGCGAGTCGCCAAGCGTATGAGCGTGAGCCATGAAGCCGGAAATAGAGACCCGTTAAAATCGGAGAGGCAACCGGCCCCACCCCAACTAAAACCGGGGGCGCACCGAGCCAGGGTAACGAGTGCGATAGGAGGGAGTGATGATTAGATACAGACCAGACACGGATGAGCAGGGCCGTTCCTTTGAGATGATCCCGGACGAGGGCGGGGACTATGTCGCGCATGAGGATTACGAGGAGTTGGAAAAGATGGTTGACAACTTGCGAAGCGTGATTGAGAGCGACGAAAAGTTAGTCGAAGAGCTTACCGAAAAGCTAAAGGCCACCGAAGAGGAGATGCTTTTCTGGCGGCGGGAATCGCGGCTTTCTGATGCCGGTCTCAAAATGGCAGAGGATAAGATCAAAGAGCTGGAGGCCCTGAACGTACTGCTTTTGGCCGAGCGCGACACGTTGGAGGCCGAGAACACAATGTTCCGGATGAGTAATGATGCGAATGCGTCAAAGGCGCAGCGATTGGAGGCCAGGGTCGCAAAGCTGGAGGCCGAGCTTGCCGAGGCGAGGGAGGCGTTAAGACAAATTAATGCCTCGGTCCCAAGCGATGGGGAAGAATATCTGACTGAGTGCGGCAGGTGCATCGCGTCTGCCGAGATAGCCGATGCCGCGCTGACCGGGGAGGAGAAGCCATGAATGATATCGTCGAAAACGGCCTCTACGCCGATATAGATCGGCTCACGAAGCGGATCGGGGAGCTTGTTGACGGGGCGACGGAAGTATTGGAATAATTCATTCCATCGCTGGACTTTTAATCCGTTGGTCGCGGGTCCGATTCCCGCACGACCCACCAAAGAAAATCAGGGGTTTCCGGCACTTAGGCCAGAAGCCCCATTTTTTCAAACCGCCTCAAACCACCCCAAAATAACACGTTTTGCATACCGTTTACATACCGTCATTCATCATCCGGCTGATACCGCCCGTACACCTTCCACGGCGGATTGTGTGCCTTGGTCCAGAGGTTAAACTCTTTCGGTGTTGGACTCGGGTTAATTTCCAGCCACGCCTTGTACGCAGGGTCCACCAAGGCAATAGCCCTGCTCACCGCCTCGGAGCAGAAGTCGTATTTTCCCAGGTTACACTTAATGCCTATCCGCTCAAGCAGTTCCCCCGCGAGCCCCACGACATCATAGAGCCGCCGATACCAGGGCAGTTCGAGCCTTGAAAAGATGGATTCCATCATTATTTTTCTCTGTTCCGGCGTGAATTCCGGGTTATGAATGAGCTTAGTCGTATAGTGTGCCATTTTGGACACAGGGACCAGTCGGAACGTGATGCTCTGGTTTGCTATCGCATCCGGGCCAACCAGCGTCCAGAGGTGCGAACCCGCCGAATCATCAGCCTTGCGAATCAGCCAGCCGAACAAACTGCCGCCGTCCGAATACATAAAGATAGGGAAGTCCGCCCACGGTATTGCCCGGATCTCGTCAAGCGTAAGGTAGCGCTCACCTTGCTTTCTCATTTCCCCTCCAGCGGCGGCGGCTCCGGCATCGGCATATCTCGGATCGCCTGCCAAAAGGCCGCCTTCTCCTCCGGGGTCATTTTCTTAATGTACCACCGGAGGAGTTGCAGCAGCTTGATCGCTATGCCGATCCAGAGCGTGTTCACTGCTTCGTATCTCCGCCCGTTACATTAGAATCCTTGGCGAACAGGCCCAGCAAAATAAGCAACACGCCCTGAATCACCTTGCCCCAGTCCTGCGGCTCCGATGAAAGCCCTTCCAGAATCAGCGTTCCTCCTGCGCTCGCTCCGAGAAGCGAAGTCGCCCAGTTTGTGATCCACCTTTTAATAAATGCTGGCATGATATTTCCTCCTTTAAGTGTTTACTGTTTCAACAATCTCATAGTGCGGGCCATCATTGAAGGTCTGATCTTTCAAGTCCGTATCACCGTCCCAGTCGTGGCCCCATCTCAGCTTGATTCCCATGCTCAACGCCGTGGCCATCACAAACCCTGCGAAGTAACACATCCGCTTTACATCGAACCAGTTCACCGGATAGGGCATCGCGTCAACGGCCATCGACGGAAGAGAGTTATGCGCCCCGTTCGGCCATTGAACCTTGCTTTTCCCCTGCTTAAAGTAAAGATCCTGCAACGCCTGCCTCCGGTGTCCCTCAATAATCTTGCAGTCGAAATGCTTGATTACCTCGTAGAAAACCCGCTGGATTCTCTCGTCACAAGTGTCAAGCTGTTCCCTGCTTAATGCTCCAAACTTTGGCATCACTTACACTTCCTTACTAAGAACGGTTTACTTTCGATATGAACAGTCACGACTCTTTTCTCAGGGCCTAATATATATTCCGTTGCCCACCTGAGGTAGTAATGCCCCTCGTCGGCAAAGGACGGGACAGGGACTGTTGCCACAACCTTCTGCCTGCCCATGGGCTTCTCAGGCGGTTCAAGGATCGGGAAGTCAATGATATAGGAGTTTATCAACTGCCTTTTCACTCTCGCCGGGACATCCAAGTGCTTCTCGACATCCATCTCATATATGAGATTAGTACCCGCGCAGACAATTCCCTCCGGGTTCATTACCTTGATCCCGTAGACCGTGAGCGGATTAAACGGCCAGTAGGCCCAATAAAGCCTTTCTATCCAGAAGCCCGATAGCACCACGCACATCAAGGCCAGCATCCAGAACACCTTCCTACGAGTCCCGTTTGTGTCTCTCTGTGCCGTTGTACGAGTCCGCTCGGTGGCGGTCAAGCTCTCTTCGTTCGTATATCCGGTATTCATTGCACTCCCTCTTGCTCAGCTTTTGATCGTCTAACTCGTCCAGCTTTCGATAAGCATCCCTCTTGAATTCCTTGTACCCTGTGAAAACGGTATGGAGAAGATACCCGATGACGCCGATCAGGGTTGATATACTTAGAACATTTAATATAAGTTGCTCCATTCATCACCTACCTCAGCTTGGTTGCACCCTGCCCCAGACCTTGTATTTAGGATTCCCCTTCAGATAAACGTCAACCTCTGCCGGAGTCGGATGAGGTTCCGCCCTCAAGAACTCCTTATAGTCAGGATCGACCTCCCCAAGAAATTTCATAGTCTCTGAACAGAAATCATACTTCGGGCTGTTGAGCCACTTCCATCCAAGAAGTTCCCCAATCACGCCCCAGACGTCATAACGAGTTTTCCACTTGCCCAATTCCAGCCTCGTCCCGATGGCTTTCTGCAGGATGTCTTTCTCGTCCTGCGTCCAGTCCGGGTTGTGCCAGAACTTCAGCGAATGGTAGCAGAAGTCATCCACTTGGAGTAAAGTAAACCACCACCACTGGCTGGCGAAAGTGGTTGGGTTAATGAGCCACATCGAATGTGCCCAGAAACCTTTTGTAACTTTGGAGATGAGAAAACCGAATGCGCTCATGTACCCGTTGCTGAGACAGATCATGGGGCAGTCGCTTTGTGAGAGCCGCTTGACATCTTCGAGGGTTTTCATCTGATCGCCGTAGATGGCCCGTAAGTCAGTCATGGCTCCTTCTCCATAATCAGCTCAAGGATTTGGATGATGGCCTTGATCTTCTCGATATCAACACCTGCGATCAGGCCGCTTGCCAACACGATCTGCATGATCTTCAAAATCTTTGCTAATGTCATTTCTCTACCCCCTTATTGATTTGTAAATTCTCCCGTTGCTGGGGTCTGCGTTCTGCCCCCATCTACCACCGCCGATCCACACAGCCTTGTCTTGTTCGTCATAGTAAGCCGCGAAAAGATGAGGACAGCTCCACGGCCCGTTGATCTGATACCACTTGCTTCCGTCCTTGGTTGCCCAGACCTTAGCCCCGCTGGTTGCTTGATCATCTTTGCACAGCAGAGCGAACAGGGTGTCTGCCGACTTGTCCACAACCAATTTTGGAATCTTCGAGAAGCTGGATTTATCCAAGACAACGGACTTGGTTGATAGCCTGCAAACCTTGGCAGGGTTTGCCATGCCCGTATAGATATCACCCTTGAAGGCTGCGATTCCTAAAAACCCGCCGTCCTTGCCGCCGGTGTAGTCCCACACTCTTTCCGTATCCTTCCAGACTGCCGGGATACAGCCGGGGCCGTAGTCCCCTCCATAGGCTCCGCTGAAATAGATATGTCCGTCGAGAGTATCCATGTCCCATCGGCAATACTTATCGCTGGGGATGAACGTCTCCCACTTCACCCCATCCGTTGACCGATACACGCCGCCGACTGAACCGCCGGCCGTGACGTAGATATAGTTACTGTGGCTATGGAGGTTAAAGAACATCTCAGAGGTCGGATGTCTGAATACCTCCACCCATTTCGTTCCTTGCAGCTGAAAGACCATTCCTCTATCAATTCCCGCGTCCCTGCCACCACGCTCAAGAGCCAGATAGTATTTTTCTTTGTGCAAGCAGATGTCGAAAACACTCTCGGCATCGAACTGCTGCACCTTGGTATGAGGGTAAGCAAAGATACTACTGCTGCTCTGACCCATCTGGTATCCATACTCCCCGAAGTTCATCACTCCGTTTACCCTACCAATGGTGAAATAGCAGGAGCCTCCGTCGCAGGATGCGTCCCGGTTGAAGTCCACGATCTCGCCTGTGATCGGCGTAGGGCCTGAGTCTGGTTCCGGTACAGGCGCAGGGGTTCCAAGCAACGCCCTGTAAAGCTGGATCAGCGACACCCGGACGTTCTCCAGGGAGCCAATGATTGAGTAGCATCGGAAGGGATAATTACCGGCTGGA